GCCCTGCTGACGCTTGCCCTGCTGGCGCTTGCCCTGCTGACGCTTGCCCTGCTGACGCTTGCCCTGCTGGCGCTTGCCCACGATATAATAATCTATAAAAATTGCATCAAATATCCATAATTTACCTTAAGTCCTATTTATAGTACTTTAATGTTTTAGTATAATTTATCATGATACAAAATTACATGTAATAATGTGTTTTTATACGTTGTAACGATTAAAAAACTTGCAACAAATAATACTTGTGTTACCTATATAGGTGTGATATACTTGTATCATAGCAAAGGGAAAGAAACATAGAAACAAAATCCTAAAAAGCTATTATGCAAGTTGGATTGCATATAAAAAGAAACATCCAATAGGGTCGCCACACGCTATAATAAAAGATATGTGAGCGTTATCAAGTAAAATATGGCTGGAATTACTAGGATTATCATACTAAACTAGTAAGCACTAACGCTGTTGATATATTTATATCTGTATGGAATGTTGCGCATTGAAAGCCTGCGTGTACAAGCATTAAACAGTTGCAAAACCGCGCCGTAATCATTGGTATAATTGCGATAGTGAGAGTTGCTGGAATAAGCGCCACATTGTACCATACCACACGCAAAAAAGCGTGAGAAAGTGAGTTACAAAATATGAGTAACTGGAAAATTGAAAAAACTGTTGACGGCGAAAACGAGATTATCACCATCATCCGCCCCATTAATGATAAGCCCAAAAGTACGGCTTGCGTTTCGCGCACTGTCAAGGCTGGCACGGTTGCCTTCGTAAAGTATGCGCGTTTTAATGATGATTTTTCCGTAGAATCCGGCGAGCTTGTAAAGCAGTTTGACGGTGTTCTCGATGCGGAGAAGGTTGCAAAAACCTTGCACAACGCCGAGCCCTGCACAAAATGGCAGGTATTGGATGTTCAGCCTAAAGAGGAAAATACTTTAGGAATTCCGCGTGAGGTCTTCAATGTCGTTGCCGTCCCCATTGACCGCCCGCTATCTCAACAGTAAATTCTAATCGTTCCGCCGGGTTTATCGCAAAAGCCCGGTTCCGTATGGCATAAAAGCCAAATAAATTAAAGAGGGTATAAAAAATGAAAATGCAAGTTGTTACAATGCAAATTGACGGCAACAATTTTAGTATCAGCAGAAAGCTAACTGATACTAAAAACCGCTGCAATACCGATTATGCCAGTTGCAATATCACCGTTTTAAAACCTATGTTTTGTTGCAAAAGTGGTTTCATTGCGTCCGGTTTTTCCAGCTTTGAGAGCCCTATAATCGATCATGACATGGACAATGTTAATGAGAGTATTGACGACTTTATAAAGGCGGTGTTTTCGAAATGACGTTTACCGCCCGCAAAAATTTAGAAGATGACTTTGCAAGCGTCATTGCAACCGCACTAAATCAGTGTTGACCCAAAAAATAAAATATGCGTTGTCTTTAATGACAGCGCATTTTTTATACAAGTTTTTAGTTAGAACTCTTTACTATTAAGTTTAAATAACTAGCAGTAGTTAAGCCTAACTGCTAACCTGTGAAATCCTTAACACACTTTAAAGAGCTAAAGTGTCCATCCGTTAAGAAAAAGGTGAGCATAGGCATTAACCTTAATACCAACTCTGCCGAGCTGCCCACCTAGGGGTGTTGCAAGAAGCCTAAAAATAAACCGGGGGTCAATTTATTGAATACGTAAATCCCCCTCTCCCCTCTCCCCATCTTCATTATTTAAGAAAGTAGTTGATACAATGCGTTATGACGTTCCCATTCATCCTATCCCCATAGGCTCAATCATTAAATACAATGTAAGAGAATATGGTTATTTCTATGGAGATGGACAAGAGAAAAGAGCAATTACCATTGCTAGAATTGGTAAGGTTACTGACATTATAGAGCATGATGGCAGAGTAGTTTATTATTCTGTAGCACCAAGTTCTAATTGTACATTTAACCAATATTTTGTAGGCGATTGCCTAGATTCCGTTTGGCCTGAAAATGTGGATGGTGTTTATTATGACTATTAAAGAAATGTTTAATGCTAATGTGAATATGTCGTATGGTGATATATGCGTCTTGCATTGTAGATTTGATAATTCCTGTTGCGGAAAATCTACTGATGGTATAATTGGATGTATAATCTACGAAGATTACTATGATACTATGCCCGAAGCTCTTAAGGACTTGAAGGTAAAGACTTTCGAATCCTTAAGTCATACTGGGTTACCTCACGAACCCAATAAATGGGATATTTGGGTGGTGTAATTATGACAATTAAAGACTTAGACACAGAAACTCTTACATTACTTAATAAATTAAGTAATAACTGGTACATTAAAGCCTGTCCCTCATGGCTAACACACTTTATGGATAAGGATTGCCAAGATTGTCAGCTTAGAGAATTGTGTTATCTCCTTGACCGTTATGATAATGATATTAAAGAAGAGCTTACAAATAGAGGTGAGTTTTAATTATGATTCATCATCTTGATAAATATGATGACCTATATTTAGCCAAATTAAAAAATTTTATTAGTCATTGTATAACTGGAACTCCTTGTCCGAATATTAGATATTGTGATTCTGCATGTGGTTTGAATCAATTCTGCGAATCATTGCAGGTTGCATATATTGATGTATGTCAGGAGGAATCTAAGCGTAATGGCACAAAACAATGAAACATTTAAGCGCCAAGCCGAAGCAACCAGGCTACTGAAAAAGATAGGCGCAACAAGACGTAAATCCAGAAAAGCAGGTATCACTGTAACAGGTGAGCTTAAAGAAAGTCTTAGAGGTAGACAGTCTGCCGAAGTTGCCAACGCTCTGAAATTTACCGCTAATACCGCTCTTGATGAAGCTGAAAAATTGTATAATGACCTTATTGATGCAGCCGATAATGTTGAAGATAAAACATCACAAAAGCTTATGCAAGAGTATCTATCTAAATACTCAGAGCATATTCGTTCCTTGCATAAATCCGTTAAGAGTAGCTATAGGTCATTGAGAGTAGCTAATCGTCTTGAGGATGTGTTTAATTATAGCGATGCTGCATATAAGATTCTTAGGAATCCAGATGCTTATTTCGGCAAAAAGAAATGGGGGGCAATTTCTGGTATTCTTAATAATCTTATGGGTACCTATAGCAGGGATATTCCCCCAGACGATTTGAAAAAATTATGTGTATTAGGTCAAAAGTTAGGACTTGATACTTTAGTAGATATGGATAGAGCTTATGCAGAGTATGACAATCTGCTAAGAAATTCTGACCAGATTGGTAAAGTTCTGGTTGATGCAAGTGATAAACTTAGGTCTATTACACAGGGTAATGAAAACTTTATAGAGCGTCATAAAAAAGCTTATGAAGAATTCACAGAACTTGCATCTACGTATAATTTGTGGTAATATTCACGAATGAAAGGAAGGTGGTGCTGTATGTGAGAAAGCGCAATGAACACAAGTATTCAACTATCATATATTGTTATGATATTGAAACATCATCCTTAATATATGGTGAGGATGAACTTAAAGAGCATCTGCAAAGCACTTATCTTCATGGCCTAGCTTCATTTGCTTATCGTCCTATACCTCATGCACCATTTAGTGACTTTGAGAATGAAATGAATTATAACTTCTTTAGAACTTATGATTCAATTTCTTCAGAATTTGAGAGAATCAATAAGGATGCTAAGAATAATGATGAATACGTCAAAATCTTTGTGCATAACTTGAGCTATGAATTTGAAGCAATGATGCGTAACATAAATTTCTGTATTAAGAATTTTAATCCTAAACGTTTCATTGCAGTTGCTCCACACCAGCCATTAGTAGCAGCTTTTGACCATCTTGAATTTTATGACAGCTTCAAGATTCTTTCCTGTAAAAGTCTTGAACTTATAGGTACAGAGCTTGGAGTTCCTAAACTTAAAGAAGTTAAAGGTGGTTATGACCAGAAATATTATTGGTGGTCAGATTTACCTGATTCTGAATACATTTACAATGAACGTGACTGTAAGCTTGTCTTGTATGCACTATGCAGATACATGGCTAACTTTACTAAAGTTGATACTGTATCAGATATTGGAGTATCTAACACATCAATGATTAAGCGTGAAACAAGGCTTAACAGAAATATTGCTACCGATAAAGAAGTTCATACTGCACAATTCACAGCGGCAATAGAGCTTAAAAATAATGAGCCGTTTATGGAGTTCTTTCAAAACTGTCTTGCAGGTGGTTATACTCATGCTAATCCTTACGCAGTGGGTAAAATATTTAAGGATGTATGGTGCTTTGATGCAAGTTCTATGCACCCATCAGCAATGTATGGTAGGCGATTCCCTTATAAATGGAGAAAAGAGGTTAATCCTAATGAATGTTACCAAAATTTCCAGTCTGCAAACTATGAGTTCTTATCTGGCTGCGAAAGCGGTGCTAACTCAGGGTTCTTCCATTATCCCGACCAGCGGATTAAGCTATTTGGATGTAAAGATGTTAAATTCTATTCAGTCCTCCAAGCAGCATACCGTGAATCAATCTTATTTGAAAGGCCAATAAAATATAACTTTATGGCTAATGTTACCTTTTATAATATTAACGCTAAGGATTTTGGTAACTGTATTTACAGTTATATCAGTACATCTAAATGTACCAACGTTAAAAATGGTAACTTCGACAATGGTAAAGTAGTCAAAGCAGATGAACTTACATTTCATGGCTGTGATATTGACTTTATGTTAATTCAGATGCTTTATGATTATAGTAGTTCAGAATGTGATGAACTTTATTATGCAACAGCCCATAAGTTTATTAACAAGCCTTTACGAAATACAGTTAAATACTATGCACGCCAGAAAACGGGATTCAAAAAACTTGAGCATAAAGTTGCCGACCATACAGAAACGCTAAACGATTTTACATTTGAGGGATTACAGCTTTATGATGATTCTGTGGCGCAAGAAATTATGAATACCCATAACAAAGATTTAGTCCACTTCGCCTTAATGGCAAGCAAAGGTGGACTGAATGGTCAGTATGGATGTTCAGCTATGAAGCCATTGCGACAGGAAGTTGGTGTGCAGGGGGAAGGTGATAAATTTGAATGGATTCCAACTGGGGTTAAGTTTCTTAAATCCAGAAATTCCCTAAATATCTTTACAGACGGTTTATACACAGTTGCTTACAGTAGATTACACCTTATTTGTTTTATGCTTTATCTAGTATTAAGCCAAGGTATTGAACCTCTCTATCATGATACAGACAGTGGCTATTTTGTAGGTTACAATGATGATGTACAAAAGGCCATTGATAGATTCAATGAGAATATTCTTAATAACAGTGAGAATAAAGATTGTTACAACTTTGGCATTATGGACTTTGATGGTCACTATGAGGATTTTGTAACATGGGGAAGTAAATGCTATTGTGCAACATACTTAGATGCAGATAAGCACTTAAAAGTTAAGGCTACTGTAGCAGGTGCAAGTAAGAAACAGCTTTCCGAATTGTTTACGCAAATAGTAAACGATGAAGATTTTGAGTACCTAGTTCAAGAATATTTTCGTCCTAATATCAGTTATGATGAATCCATAAACAAGAAGCTTATCCGTAAAACTCCCGGAACACATATTATAGGAGATTTTACAGATGACAATGGAGAAACAGACCACCTAGATGAATACTCTGTAACTGTGCTTGAACCTTGCGGTTATACATTACGCTCTACAAATAGCCCTGTTAATAGAATGTATTATTCATTCTGTTATTCATTGCGCGGAGAATCCTATATAGATTATTTGCCTGAAGTTGTTAGCATAAACCATGATGAAAATGATAAAGAACTTTATGGAACTTATCATAAGGTGCAATCTGACAAAGAATATGCTATGTTAATTGACGGCAATCCTGCAAGTATATTCCAGTGGGAATGGAGTGATAGGAGATGATTTAATTGAAAGAAAAAGATTCTTATAGAATCAGTAGAAGAGCTACCTGTCCTTATTATATTTCTCATACAACAAATTACATTCGCTGTGAGGGTATGAGAGTGTCACGCCAAGAGTACAACCTTAAAACCGATTGTTGCGGCCAGTATAAAAACTGTCCTCAATATAAATTTCTTACTTACCATTATTTAACAAAGGAGAACTAACTATGTACACTAACAAGAAAGCATCCGCTAAGGCCACCAATTCTGCTAAGTCCGCTTCCTCCGTCATCACTGATATTCGTATCTTCCCAATCAATAACAAGAAGTCTAATTGCTGCGCTATGGTTTCCATTACACTTGCAAATGTGTTCTGCATTACTGGTATTAAGATTATGGATGGAAGTAAAGGGCTGTTTGTAGCAATGCCCAGTGCAAAGAATAAGAAAGATGAATGGCATGATATTTGCTACCCCATCACTAAGGAATTTCGTAAAGTTATGAGCGATTCTATTCTTAACGCTTTTGATTCCTTGCAGGAAGATGAAGATGACGATGATGAAAGCGAGGATGACTGACAAGCTCCCCACTGAATTGCCACCTGATATTGACGATGATTTGCCATTTTAATTAAATAAAGAACACCCCTAAGTGGATAACCACCTAGGGGTGTTTTATTAGTTAAGTAATATGAGGACGAAGAACCTTAATAGCAGTCATACCATTGTTGTTATTCCAACGTGGATAATCCATAGGAGTGCCATCTTCATTTCTAATACGGTCAAGAATTACAGGGGAGTTACCATCCATAAATCCAGAAACCTGAACCGTTACACCATAAGATGCAGGACGTTTGAAGTAAAGAATAATCGCATTACCATCATTGACATAATAAAGTTTATTCAAGTCATCTACAACATCCCAAGTAACAGTCCGACCTGCGCCAATGTGCGCTCCATAAATGGCCATATTAAGCTTACGATTATCAACGGCGCTAATCGCAAACAAGGCAGCAGATTCAGGATTATTGCTAAGATAAACAGTAAAGTCAAGGTCGTTCCTATCCATCACACGGATAGAACCCTGTGAAGTAGAACTACCAGAAGGAATGGGAATAAATGCAAATGCCTTGTACTGTTCAGGGTCACCAGTTACGGATTGACCTGCAACCGTATACTGTGTCTGATTAGTAATAGCCAAGTCAATACAACGATGTTCATCAGCTACACAGATATACTGCCCACGCTTTACAGCGTCAGTGCCAAAGATATATTCACGCTTCGTATAAATGTAAACATCGTCAAGCTTACATACAGCATTAGTAACAGGATAAGTACCGCTTGACTGAACAATAGTGCTAACCTTAGCGGAACGATTGATAATGCCGCCATTCACAATAAACTGAGGATTAGGACTGGTACCAATCAGAACGATAGCTGCATAACCAATAGCAGTAGTAGCAGTTCCATCATTACATGCATAAATCAGATTATTGATGTAAGCTGCTGCTTTTCCCGGTCCATCGAATACAAAAGCATACCTGCAAGTATCTGCATAGAAGTTAGTAACATGAATATCATTGTTAGTAACCTTGCAAGCGATTGAGTTATCCCACCAAGTATTAGCGTTAGTACCACCAGTACCGCCAGAGGGAATACCAGTATAGCTAGTCCAGTTGCAACCGTATACATTAGTACGGCAGTCAAAACCAATCTGGCATACCATATTAACGAGGTTATTACATTCACAATCAGGAGCTTTATTACCCCAGAAAAATGCAACAGAATCAGGCCAGCGTTCAACAGGAGTATTGTCGCTAAATCCCCATACCATTACATTATCCATGTAGCAGTAACGGTTTAGAGTGCTGTTGGCGGGCTGCAAGTAAACACCATAGGACTTAACCTTATTGATACTTACATTGTAAATACTGTTATCAGTATATTTATTGGTGGTAAATACAATACCGCCAATCATACCATTACAAGTAATGTCCAGATTAGCAATAACAATATTACCAGTTACGTCATCACCCGATACAGTAATAACACCCTGACTACCAAATGCAGTCGGACTAGCAGTATACTGTAAGATAGTATCACTGGTTCCACGCGCAGGGTCACGAGAAGAACCAGCACCATACAAGCTATGCTTAAGCTGCAATGGAGCACTTACCTTATAAGTACCAGCAGGAATAAACAGAGGTTCATTCTTAGTGTGAGTGTTAATAGTAGCAGTAATGTCATCAGTACCGTCTTTTTTCAACGTCTGATATTTTTCAATGCTAACAGGGGATGGCTCAACAAAACTGGGAATCTTACCAGTGCGACTTGTTAAAAATTTTGTGTCAGGGTCGCTAGCGGTTCCCATAGAAACATAAGCATAATTATCATCAATGTTTGTTTTACGGGCTGATGCCAGCATTATGTTGCCATAAATATATGTGGGAACTGTAGTGTTACCGACCGAAGTAACACCCGAATGAGCAGTAAATGCTTTTCCACCTTTAGAAAAGATTTCTACTTTATTTGCGGATACCGTCACATTCCCATCAACAGTCTGATTCATATTACCGCTGACAGTCTGGTCAAGATTTCCAACAGTGTCTTTGTCAATCTTCTTATTAAGATTAGTGTTAATGTTTTCAATATTGGTATTGATTTGTTCAATAGAATTATCAACACTAGACTTATTACTATCAACCTTAGTATTAAGGTCGTTCAGCTGTTCACCAATGTCAGTTTTCTTACAGTTAGTACCCTCAATATAGCGTGTACCAGCATCCATGGCTTTTGTAATAACATACAAATCATTATTCAGCCATACAAGGTCATTAACTGCACGCGCTGCACTTGCAGTAGTTTTCAGCTTTTCATCAACAGGAGTGATAGCGAGCTTAACGCTTCCCCAGAGTTCAGAGAAGTTGCCAATCTTAGTCCAGTAATCTTCATTGTCAATATCAATGCCAATAGGTACAGGCTGTGTGCTCAAATATCCATCACCATTGACAGTAACAACAACTGTGTTACGAGGATACTGTTTGGTAATATCCCACTGAATAGGGTCTGCATAACTAATGGAGCTGGTTTCAATATACTGCTGCATTACCTCAATAACCTTAGATACCATCTCATAGTAACTAATGCTATCATCATAGGCAACAGGAATTACAGAACGGAAAAGTTTGTCCAAAGGATTGTACTTCAAACCTAATCACCTCTTTACCATAAACGCATAAACAGAACTTCCATCTCTCTATATAAACAATTATAGATATTTGTATTTTCTTTCATATAATCGTTCATAATAGATGCAAGAGAGCGACCACGATAACCTTTTTCTACATGGTCAAGAACACGATGTTCATTGCCATCACGATTTTCTTTTGTGTTGTTTTTATCATCCTGAGTAGTGTTGCTATTACTGTTAGAATTGGCATTAGATCTAAAATCATTGGCAGAACTTGCTTTACTATGGTCGGCATCCGACATATACTTACCAGCAAGAAAATTATCAAGACTACCCTGCGGAGTATCAGTATGAGTATTGGTATTCTCTCCATTGCTGTTAGAATTGGAAGTATAATTTGAATTATTGGTGCCGTCAATATTGACCTTACTGTTCTTGGTTCTATCCTCTGTATTCACATCATGATGTTCAGTATTTTCATCACTGGTAATGGAAAAGTCATCAGTTAAGAACATTTCATACTGTTTATCAAGTGCTTCAAAGAGGGGATTGTAATAAGGCATATGGCTGTTCATCCAGTCATCTAGACGCAGCTGCCAAAGGCCAAAGGTTTCAGAACCAATTTCATTTGTATAGAAATGCTTAAGAATATTGGTTTCAAGCTCTTTTCGTTTATTCTCATTCCAGATAGGATAATTAAAATTGAAGATTTTAGGACGCGCACGCTCAATAATTTCTGAATAAGAAATATTGGTATAAGGTTCAACAATACCTGCTTTTGATTCACAGATAAAGCGTACTTGAGTTGTATATTTACTCATTGTCCTTATCACCATCCTCAATATTGGTATCGCTTAAATTCTCTTCATCCTCCCGCCCTTCCATAATCTTAGTCAATTCAAGCTGAGAGCGCATAGATACAGAGATATTGGTATTAAAGAGCCTGTTATAATCCTTGCAGAATTTTTGACGAGAATACAATGGAGAAAGACGGTCTGCTTCTACCTGACCTAAGGTCATTTGAACTTCAGTAGTAAACTGCCGCTCTGCTTTCATATTGTAGTTACTCTCAATACCTAAATAGGTAAGAGCTTCCGCAAGAGTTTCTTTTTTCTGCTGCTCTAACTGCAAACCAATGTACTGAACGCCTAAATCAAGAACACCAATCATGTTCTTAATATCATCAGTGGAGGGATTGCCTTTAACGTACAGCCAAGGGTCATACTTATCTTGCTGATACACCATATTCTGTACAGAAAGTTTTGTATTCTCATTTGCATAAGCAATTCGGGGAGTTTTCTGTGCAGCAAGGTTTAAGTCAATCGTTCTGTCTATATTGGTAAGACGTTGTGCAAACTGTTTAATGACAATAGTGTCAGGGGAGCGGCGCATATTACACCAAAGATAGGCACAGTTTTGTTTATTAAGGCCAGTTTTCTGGTAATTAGAATTGTAGCCATAGGCACGCACATATTTAGGGTCACCAATAATATCAAAGTTATCACTGGGCATAGCAGGAAGAATCAAGTTGCCCATAACAGGGTCATGATAGCCAGCCATTAAAGGTTGCCAGAACAAGAACTGTTCAATGAATCGTTCATCCAAAAAAGGAGAATCTTCAAGCCCTTCCCATTTGAATCTTGCAAGCGCTACATCATACAGACGATTAAACCAGTTAGCATAAGTTGCCCTAGTTAAATCATAAGAATCAATCCAAGGTGGCTGTGGTTTTTGTGAACGTTTACTCATTTACTCACCTACTTCTGGAATACGTTTATAGATAGAATTGTCTGCTTCATAATTACCAACAAGTCCGGGATTATGCCAGAATGTAACACCACGATTAAAGATATCGTTAATCATTGTAGAAACATCCGCAGGAACGTCACCTAAGCAGCAACAGTTTTGTGTTTTAACATAATTCCAGTTTCTTCGAGAATCAATATTAGGAACCTGAACTTGATGAATGGGATAACCAAACATAGTCCAGTAGTCATCAATAACTTTTGCAAATTCTTTAGTAACATGATGATAACTAGCCATAGCATATGGAGCACTTGCATCCTTTGTCGGTAAAATACCAGAATCAGTAAAACGGAAATAAGGACTTACAGAACCGTGGCTCTGTGGTGGTAATCTGTCCATATCATCACGTTTTGCAAGTGTGTCAGCAATGTTAAGCATTTGATTGGCTAAGCCTTCAATAGCTCCATAAGTATTCTCAGGGAAAAGAGCAGGATGTTTACCAGTCATGGCCTGAACATCTTTTGCCGGAGCAGTTAGCAGGTTAATGCCAGCAAACATTGTACCAGCTACCAAACCTGCATTTTCAACGGCCATAGAACTAGAGTTCTGTGCTACATATACCTTATAAATATCAGTGTTATAAGCACAAGTAGGCCAGTTGCTAATTGCAAATACATCTTCCTGATTATAACCAGTAGAGCCCTTATAATCCTCTGCTGCAAACATCGCTGTAGTCTGTCCGGCATTTGACATTATATTGTATCCGATATGCAGACTTTTCTTTCTATCTCCAAGTTCAAAACGAAAAACATGATTATCGCCTTGTGTAGAATAATAGCGGAGATAAAAATAAGGATATGTGAAAAGTTTATTATTCTTAGGGACATAACCAGCTACATTATTAGGAACTACAAAAGTCTTATCATACTTACCACTATCAAAGGTAAGGGGAACCATATAAATTCCCAAAATGCCATCAGGTGCTTGCCCTGCTTCTACAGCCTTAGCAATAAAAGTGTTAGCGGATTCTGCTGTAGTAAAAAAGTTTTCTTTACAGCCTGAATAGATACCAAATCGTAAAGAGCCAGATGCAGGAGCGGAATCTTTTTCAGGCTTATCGAATGTGGTAACAATGCAGATACGCTTATCAAAGTCAATGTACTGCTGAATATCGTCAATATATGGGCCTGTATCCAGTTCATCATTGATGATATTATCACCAATTTCATCGGTGTTTGTATGAGAACGTTCAATAAAACAAGGCTGTAACGTTACCTGATTAAACCAAGTTTGCATTACATCAATAGTAAAGTAGATTCTACTGGTTTCGTTAGCAACATATTCTACCCTATCAATAAAGGCATAATACCATTTATTAGAAAAATCGGCGTTCTGAAATACAATATAATTACACGGTTCAATCGTTTCAGCATTAACACCAACAGACAGATAACGGTCTAAACGCTGATAGGTGTAATTAGTAAGATGAAGAACGGATTTAGAAGTGAAATAAGCAAAACGAGAAGAATCAGACTGAAACCTAAGCACATGATTATAGGTTTTATCTGTAGGGATACCCTTACAGATATAAAGTTGCATATTTGGCAATGTTATTGCTCCTTTCAAAATCTGTAGGGTGGTTTACACATCATCCAAACTGGAAGTTTACGTTTAGTTGTGGGAGTAGGGTCGGGTGGTGTTGGTGGATTTGTAGCATCCCATTCAACATCCCATGTACCTACTTCATTAGGAATACCAAGAATAGCAGAGGGGTCAGTTCTGTAAGCTGTGCCATAACCACCTATCCAGTATTCCCAATGCGTATGAATACCGCTAGCATTACCTGTTTGTCCTTGCTCTCCAATATATTGACCACGAGTAATTGTTTCACCAACACTATGAATCTGACTAACAAAATGAGCTGCAAGCCAATAGCTATTATCGCTCATTTTAACTACAATGTAGTTGCCCCAAGAATCGTTACCAGTCGTGCCACCTTGCCAAGTATGGGCTGTTTCAACCGTACCTGCCATTGGTGCATAAGATTGATGATTTGTGTGTACTGTGTCAATACCACCATGAACTGAACCGTCAGGATAATGTGGATAACCTGCTGAAACTCTGATTGTGCTTTGGTCAGTGATACATTGTTTGTAAACTGCCATATAAGCAACGCGTGATATCGTATGCGCGCCCCACGTTTTAGGAGGATAAGCCTATTGGCTCAAGAAAATGTCAAGTTTAAGCTTTAGTAGTAAACTGCACAGCGTTAGCGAACGGAGATGCAGAATAGATACGCCAGATATGGTGGAAGTAGTTCCAATCCAGAGTAGAGCCAAGGTCAGTTTCACGCATGGTATTCAGCTTAGTGTAAATCTGGAAGAAATCACGGTCAACCATAAGTGCCTGAATAGCGGCCATATCTGTATCGTCAGGGATAACATGAGTATAGGTCTTATCGCCACCAGTTGCAATAGTGACAGCATCAGAACCAGAGGGGTCATTACCAGTAAGCAGGTGTTCCAGACGTTCCACTTCATACTTATTAAGAGCAAAACTGTCAACTTCCAGACGATGACCCATAAAGTCTGCCTTATCCATGTTAAATGCGCTTGCCAGAACATCAACATCAATAGAAGCGGAAATGTCAACAGGAACAATGGTGTACAGACGTTCAGCCGGAGTATTCATAGGAATACCAGCAGCATTATATTCCTTAGAAATGAACTTCATCTTGCCATAAATCTGGCGGAACTTCTTAACCAAAGTCTTACCAGATGCTTCATCAGTAACAGGACTAACAGTTACTTTCTTAAGCTTATTGTTCTTTACCAGCTGATAGAGCAGGTACTTCTTCATGATGAAAGCATCCAGTTCAGCAGGCTTATAAATCTGGTCGATGATGTTCTGTACAAAAGCAGACAAATTAGCTTCACTCATGAAAGCAGTTTCCAGAGCTTCACGGTTGACAGTTACCTTGTACTTAATACGAGAGTTCACAGCATGGTAAGCAGTGTAAACCTCAGCAGGGTCGCTACCAAATTCAGCTTTCATAACTTCATCGTTAGTAGCGCGGTCAGCAGAGAAGTAAGGGGTTGCTTTCTGCATCATTACATAAATTTCTTGAACAGTAGCACCAGTACCCAGAACACCCTTATCAAAAACCTGCCAAGGGTCTTCAAAAGAAATGTAACGCATAACAGTCAGGCCAATACGGTCAACCAAAGCATTACAGAAATAGTTTAAACGGGGTTCGTAAGAATTGATAAACGTCCATGCGGATTTAATAGAATCAGTAGTGTTTTCAATCTGAGGAGCGCCACCAAAAGTAGCATCACTACCAAATACAGCCTGAATAATACCAACAGCAGCAGAAATAGCCATTATAGAATCATCCTTTCTTAATAATTGCACTCAATATCCAGAGTGCCGTCAATAATAAGTTTGCCTTCAGCGGCAGCGGTTAGAGTTACAACACCATTGGAAGTGACTTTAGCACTAGAAATGGTGCCATTTGCAAGAACTACACGCAGACAGGGGATAGAATTGGTAACTACAAATTTACCATAATCAGTTTTCATAACACGAGCCATTACTTCACTGGGAATGGTAAATGCAGTAGTGTTAGCAGTTTTGCCTTTATCTAGGGCGGTGTGGATAACCAGAACGTTAGAGAGGGTACTCATATTCTGGTTGTGGAAGGAATAGGCCATAAATAATCAGCTCCTTAAATGTCTTTCAATAAATAATTACAATAATAATATCTGACGGCATCGGTTGCTTTTATATCTTTGGTATAAGCAAAATAATATTTTTTATCTACCTTAACAACTTGAAGGCCAATCAGCCCTCCACCATAATAGGCTTTTGCTGATTCAGCCACCACATTACCATATGTTACCATACGACTAATAATAGCCGGAGGAATTTCAATTACTGGTTCACTAGCCTTATGCGCTTTTGAATCGGGAATATGAACAAATAACAAATTTCCTATTACAGTAAATTTTCATCATTGTAGCTAAATGGTCTGCTCATGATTTATCACCTACTTTCTACCAAACATTTTCTTGACAAAAGCCTGTGCAGCTTCATCAACGGTAATTGTATTGCCATTAGGTTTCTGATATTCATCATTTGGCTTATTATCATCGCTCAAAAACGCTTTAACATAATCTCTGCGAAGATTGTCATAAGCTTCATGCCAGTTAGATGCGCCATCTGGACAACCTTTACTAAATTGTTCTGCTTCATTGCGACATTCATCAAATTCATCAAGAACGCCAGCAATCAGAGTTCCTTGTTCATCAGGTTTAGCATCGACAAAGCCACCGAGCATTGCGGAAATTTCGTCACGTGTTTTCATTATTTATTACTCCGTTCATAAGTAAGTTTAAGATTCTCACAGAGGGCAATAATTGCTTGCATATCAACACCAGTTGCATGAATCTTAATAAAATCGCCTTTAGTAGATTCTCTGGGAACCGAAGTGTAACTACCAAGATGTTTCATTACTGTCTGTGTTGCACAAATGAAATTGTTATCTAACCAGTTCAGAGGATTAACACGACAATCATGATAAATTACTTCAAAGTGAAGGTGTGCACCATAGCAATTACCAGTTGCGCCAGAATACCCAATAAGCTGACCCTCGTAAACGTGTTGACCGTTTTTGACGAGATACTCTTTAAGGTGCGCATAGCGTGTTTCCAACTTAGAACCATTATAATTGTTATGCCTAATTCTAACCATGTTGCCATAAGACTGCATCCCAGATTTAGTTCTGCCATCCCAGCTCTGTACCTGATTTACTGTACCATCCTCTGCTGCATAAACAGGTGTACAGGGAGCAGCACGCAAATCAATAGCATGATGTGCAGAACCGTCATTGTAAGTCCAGCCAGCTGTGATAATGTGCTTCTCTAAAGGCCAGCAGAAAAGAACATCACCGTTTGATTTCCTCATTTTCTTCATCTCCTTTAAGTTTTTCCAGATAGGGCTTAAACAGAGCAGAAAGTTCAGGATTTACAGCACACATATTCTCCATAATGCTGATAAGCTCCATAATGCAAATATAAGTAACTACAGCACCTACTAGGGGAATCTGGATGCCTAGTTCAACATATTGCATAGCGTATTCAATGCCATAAGAGCCTACCACAGCAAGAATCTCCATGCACTTGTGATAACCGCCCTCACGCATGATACTGGAATTATAAGAACCATCGTGCTTTGCTTTAATCAGCCCTGTGATAATGTCAAATGCAATAAAACCAAGAACAATGACAAAGGGCATAAACTCAACTCCTAACATTATACACCTACAATCTTCAAAATGTCCATCAGGTATCGCCTAATTATTTCATCTTCACAGTACAAACCTCCCAACCGATATTGTTTAATTATATATAATAACCAGTTAGGACGTGGAGTGCGTGCAATCAAAATGGTGTTATAATCATGGTCATCATTTGTCAACGCATAAATCACGCCACTACCCGGACTGTATTTTCTGGAAAGATAACATTTACCAGTAGAGAAGTCTACCCATAAACCTAAATAATCATCATGAATCTTAAAACCAAACTGATATTTAGCTTCAGGAGATTTCTTAGCAATACCAACTACACTATCAAGATAGAATTCATTGTGAACAGCGTATTTACCAAACTTACTACCTTTCATCAAACGGCCAAAGTCAGTTTTCTCTTTTGCTTCAATGTACTCTTCATTGTTAGCAATTTGGATTAAGACTAAGCCCTCTCTAGTTGTAGCGATTTGCTTTTTGTTAATTGGCTTTTTGATGTCAAATTCTGTAAAGTAAGGATTTGCCCATGTAACAGCGTTACCAAAGAAGAATACAACCACTCTGCGCATACGAGCAATAGTTTCGTATAGTTCGCAGAAAAATGTTACTTCATCTTTAAGATAACCATGATGGCTTTCATCCATGGAGATAAATTCATCAAAGCAGATTTTATTAACGAGAGGAAGTTCTTCAGATTTAGCGGAGGAAATATATCTGGTTTGGCCAGCAAGTTTACCGTCTATGTAATAAGCGCCTTCAGGCGTTCCCTTTAACTCATGGTCGGGGAATTCATGAGCAACAGCGGCCCAGAAATTTTCTTTGGCTTTCTTGTTCATTTCTGTTTTATAGCGGCGAATATAAATAAATTGATTCCCGTTTTTGATAAAATCTTCAGCAGCCCATTTCTTAAAGCCATAAGTTTTACCACAACCACGAGAACCAACTACAAAATTAAAGAGCGCATTATAAGATAATGTGTTCTTTAAATCCCACCACATTGACATTGTAATACACTCCTTTCATATTTAATATTAAGCCGAGGACGCGACCATTATGCTTAGAGTTAGCGTTCCAATTAACTTGGATTGCGAACATCTTGTGCTGCCCTTTTGGATGGCGGAGTAGGAGAAATGACAAACCTATGTAACCATCAAGCTAACAGGCGTGTTAGCGCGGCTGTTTCTCCGACTAATGTGTTTAAGAATACTGCTGCGCTAGGTACCGAGCCTAACGGTTTTAAGAGTTCTGCTACACAATGTCGGCTTTGGTGGTAGAAATGGGCACAACCCCATTAACGTCCAATGACCAGTTTTCCGTTACTCTTAAGAGTTCTACCATGTTAAGGGTGGCGAAAGGAATTGAGCTAGCAGTCACGCAAACCTATCCGTAACGCTTCACGCGCCTGACCACGGCTTAGGAGCATCAATCGTGCCTTTCGCTCCCTATGATTATATTATACTTTACAATCCGTATAAAGTCAATAATACAGATTGTACTTTTTGTAAAATTAGGAATGATTATTACATAGTGTATAATCGTAAATTTAGAAGTACCATAAATAGGATTGCAAAGTAAAAGTCATACTTTTGC